CCTTATTTTAATATCTTTATTTGGGAAACGAATCTGAAAGATTTGATTGTTCTTCATAAACACTACACTATCCGACTGAAGTATCTCTTTTGTTAAGGTATCTTTGTATGATTGTGATACTTGTGCTGATGAATATTCGTTACCAATTTTGTTAAAAACTCTAATGTCGACTACGTTTTCTACACCCGGCACACTACCAATTGTTTTAGATAGTTGTCCAACCATTAATGGGTCTCCCATTTTTCGTTTTTCAATTCTAAAAAATTCAATAATTCCTTCGATAGATGATTTGATAATATCACTTTGACTCTCGTTTTTATCAACAACTAAGTCTATTTCTAAACCTAAATCGATAACTTCACCACTAACAATATCCAAATAGTCATTTACCATTCTATATTCAGAAAGGTATGTTAAAATATTGTTTTTCAACGTGTTAGAGACTGTATCAGTCAAATTACCTTTCTCATCATATGATAATAATTTGATTCTGATTTTATTGTTTTCCTCCATTACGTTAACCTTAGCCGGTGCACCATATGTTGATGGCATTGTTTCGATTAACGATTTGTAATCATTTAAGGTTACTGCTCTGTTTTGGGCTGCGAAATTATAAGAAATCATGTTTCTTATTTCTTCAATTGTTGGTTGGTCCGCCCCACCCACTGCAGGTGTTACATTCGTTACTCTTAATGACTGTTCAACTTGTGTATTTGTTCCCGATATAGGACCGTTTACATTAAATTCGACAGTATCTACACTTGTAATAACGTTAACCCCTAAATTCGAATCTTTACCCCCACCAATACGATATTTCACAAATAATGTTGAATTGTTTTTTGGTATGGCACCTAATGAAAGGTTATTAAGGTATGTTGCTAAATTTACTTTTAATTGACCAGTAATGTAGTTGTCAAGATTATCCATTGGATTAACCGAACCCGAACCAAAAATCATTGAGAAATATCCTTCAGGTGTGTATTCGGTTGTAAATTTATTATTAACGTTGATGTATGTTCCCGCTTTGAAATTATCTTTATCAGATGAACTTGTTGGGTTAGGTACGAACACTTTATCTTGCATTAACGATTTCACTTCATACCATTTATTCGCTGCGTCTGAAAATTCTGCGCTGGTTGGGTTACCTGCAAATGTTGTACCGTCTTTATGAATTACTGAAACAATACCTAAAACATTTTGTTCAGGTAAGAAAATCTTTAAGAATGGTTTTTGGTCAAATTCTGTGATTACTTTTCTAAAAATACGAGTCACACCATTAACAACCGCTTCTCTTTTAGTGATGGTATATGATATGGTTTTATTGTTACCATCAAAGTTTGGTATCTTTAATCTGTTTGGTTCACCTTTACTATTAAATGGGTTTGAGAAATCAATATCCTCTAATGTTTCAAATACTTGACCTCCACCTGAAACCTGAGCACCTCCTTTTAGAATACCCAAATATCTCTCATCTTCCTTGTCACCTCTAACAGGTACATTTATAGAAAAATCACATAAAGCAACTGATGGTCTATTACCCGGTAATCTTAAACCATATGTTTTTGCAATATGAAATAAAGATTGTCTTTGTTGAGCAAAATCCAACATGGTTTCTTGCCACACTCTATCAATGTGAAAGTGTAAGTTATCGGCAACCGCCGCGTTTAAATCTAATAAAACTGAAAAGATAGAAGCATCGTTAGTATTCTTTACTAAGTCAGGATAATAATCTTTAGTCAGGTTTACAAGTTCTTCCCTTAAACCCGCAAAATCTCTTGTTGCGTATGTTATTTTTTTTGCCATCTTAAATGTTTATAATTACAAAGTCGGAAGAAGTAAATGTTCCGTTATTAACCGTATAGTCTATTTTAACTTTTGCGGTATATGGTCTAGTCGAATCATCAGATACTCTAAATAATCTTGCATCCTCATCTTGGGAGTAAAGTTTATCTCTATCGGGGTCATCTTCCGCTGACATGATGTTAATTGAATTTATGTCTAAATTTGGTATGTACTTTTTAACTCCCTCACGTATCTCCTCCTCAATTAAATTAAATGTAACAACGTCATTTTGGTCAAAAATGAATTCATACAAACGAGTACCAAAATCAGGTAGAAAGTATCTACTTCCTTTCTTGGTCAATAGTAAATGAATCAAATTCGCACGTACTTCCCTTTCAGGTGTTTCTGTTAATTTTAGGTAAGTCCCCTTTGGACTATCTCTAAATGGAAAATCTATGCCATATGTTACCGCCATAACTATAAATATAAACTAAACTAAAATATTAATAAACAAAAAATCCCGACCGAAGTCGGGATTATTATTGTGTCTTGATATTCACCCCCTGTATTCTCAAAACCTGGAAGCTCAAGGTACGCCTTGACGACAGTTACTTTGAGGGAGTCTCCCATTATCTTTACGAACCGCAACCCTCACACTCAAATGGTGAGTCGGTTGGTCTTTCTGATGTCATTACAACTTCAGGTGTTTGTTCACTAATTAATGTATTATTCGTTGGTACTTCAACATTATTAACTGATGATGTTTGTTCAACAGGTTTTGAAGCTGATGTATCTACTCCTAAACCTTTCAATGCATCAACCGCCGCTCTTGTTCTTAAGTAATACATACCGGTTTTTAAACCTAATTTCCATCCGAACAAATGTGCCGCCAATAACTTAGGTTTAGTCGCATTATCCACAAATAAATTTAATGATTGTGATTGATCAATAAACACACTTCTGTTTGCTGCCATTTGTAAAACTCTCTTTTGAGACATTTCCCAAACTGTCTTATAAACCTCTTTCATTTCAGTTGGGATTTCAGGAATGTTCTGAACCGAACCATTTTCCATGATTAATTTATTCTTAATCGTGTCGTTCCATAACCCTAACTTCAATAAATCGGCAACCAAGTGTTTGTTAATCATTACAAATTCACCACTTAAAGTTCTACGTGAATATAAATTTGTTGTGAACGGTTCAAACGCTTCATTATTACCAAGAATTTGTGCTGTAGATGCTGTTGGCATTGGTGCAACTAATAGTGAGTTTCTAACACCATAGTTAACAACATTCTTTCTCAATTTTTTCCAATCCCAACGACCAGATAAATCTTTATCAGTTTTACCCCACATCTCAAATTGGAAAATACCCTTTTCAATTGGTGAACCTGAAATTGATTCATATGGACCAAACTCTTTTGCTAAGTCATTTGAAGATGTCATAGCCGCGAAGTATATTGTTTCGAAAATGTCTGTTTGTAATTTATCAGCATCTTCTGATTCAAATGGTAATCCTAATTTACAGAATACATCCGCTAAACCTTGAACACCTAAACCCACTGGTCTGTGTCTAAAGTTTGAACGTTTAGTTTCTTCAGTTGGGTAATAGTTTAAATCAATTACATTGTTCAAGTTCTTCACTACTTGGTATGTGTATTCGTATAATAAGTCGTGATTAAATTCACCGTCAACAATATATTTTGGTAATGCGATTGACGCCAAATTACAAACTGCTTGTTCTTCAGGTGAACTATATTCAATAATCTCAGTACATAGGTTAGACGATTTAATCGTTCCTAAATTCTTTTGATTTGATTTGTAGTTCGCAGGATCTTTATATAACATGTAAGGAGTTCCTGTTTCAATTTGTGCAGTTAAAATAGCATCCATTAATTTTCTCGCCTTAACTACCTTTCTACCCAAACCTTGTTGTTCGTAAGATTCGTATAAACGAGTAAATGCTTTATCTTCAGGACTATCATAAGCATCAGATAAACCAGGTGCTTCATCAGGTGAGAACAATGTCCAATCACCATCTTGTTCAACACGTTGCATAAACAAATCAGGGGTCCACATTGCTAAGAATAAATCTCTAGCACGTAATTCTTCTTTACCGTGGTTTTTTCTTAAATCAATAAATTCAAATACATCTGAATGCCATGGTTCTAAATAAACCGCAAATGAACCCTTACGTTTTCCTCCTTGATTAATCCAACGAGCAACTTCGTTATAAGTTTTCATCATAGGTAACAAACCGTCAGATTGACCTCCTGTTCCTTTAATGTACGCACCTTTAGCTCGAACATCGTGAACATGTAAACCAATACCACCAGCCCATTTAGAAATCTTAGCAACATCTTTGATTGTATCAAATAAACCATCAATATCGTCACCTTTGTTTCCAATTAAGAAACAAGAAGACATTTGTGGTCTACGAGTTCCTGCGTTAAATAATGTTGGTGTTGCGTGAGTGTAAAAGTGTTGTGATAAGTCATCATATATTCTTAATGCCATATCTAAATCACCTTTACATATACCAACCGCAACTCTCATATAAAGATATTGTGGTCTTTCAACAACTCTATCTCCAATCTTTAAAAGATATGAACGTTCTAATGTTTTGTAACCAAAATAATCAAATTCTAAATCTCTTTCTTGATGAATTGCCCCATCTAAAGTTTCTCTATTTTCAATAACAAATTTGTAAACTTCATCATCAATTAATGATGATTCTTTACCTGTCTTTGGTTCAACAAACGAATATAACTCTTTAACACATTGTGAGAATTTTTTATGTGTTGTTTTATGTAAATTAGACACTGCCAATCTACCCGCCAACTTCGCATAATCAGGATGTGTTGTAACCATCGCAGCTGCCGTCTCAGCAGCTAAAACATCCAACTCAGTCGTTGATATTCCATCGTAAATTCCTTGTGTTACTTTTAATGTAACATATGTTGGGTCAATATATTCTAAATTTAAATCACTACAGAAAACACTAATTCTTCTCGTGATTTTATCATACCTCATTTCCTCTAAGGACCCGTCTCTTTTTTTTACTTTCATCTTATATTAATATTTTAAAAAT